CCTGATGGATTCATTCGTGTGGCGAAGCAGCGTCATGGCGAATGGGAAGGACTGTTCAACTTCTGGTTTGACGCCAGAAGCCAGCAGTGGATTCCGGAATACGGGAAGCCAGCAATGCCTTTCCCGCCGCCGGATGAGAACGGCAGGATGCCTAGCCTGTACGGCGAGGTGGCGATATGAGCCGAGAATCCAATCGCAACCGCTGGCCAGAACTAGCCAAGGCCGTAGATCAGATGAAAGCCGCCTTCGGTGACGTACAGGTTCTGTGCATCCGAGAGAACGGCAAAGTAGTCGCAGGCAAGCCTTACGGGGCCGGGTCTGCGTTTATCGTCCCGCAAGAGGACTGGCAACCGAAGAGGAAAAAGAAATGAACCCACAACCGAGATCCGCAGAGGAACTAATCCACATCATGCGCCTACGGGCCAAGGACTTTGCCAAAGCCAAATCAGACCGAGTGCGTCTGGAGCATTACCGCAAGTCCAAGCAGGCCATGCTGATGAAGGAAGCAGAACGGGCTGGCTACAACACCGCAGCCGCTCAGGAGCGTGAAGCTTTGGCAGATCCTGCCTACGCAGAATTGCTTGACGGCCTCAGTGCCGCAACCTACGAAGAGGAGGTCAACCGATGGGAACTGGAAGCAGCGAGATTTGCACTGGAAGTCTGGAGAACCAGACGGGCGGACGAGAGAGCCGAGATGAAGCTGACCTAAGTATGCCGTCAGACGCCACAAAGACGCCCTCAGAGACGAGATCTCTTCAAAAAGGTACTAGGGTAGCGCCCATGTCAAAACAAGAGCGTACAGAGCGCTTTCGCCTGCTTTCTGAGATGGGCTGCTGCATCTGTGGTCAACCGCCTCAGATTCACCACCTGATCGGCACGAAATGGAGGGGTATGGGCCAGAAGGCTGACGACCGGCATACGATCCCGCTGTGCCTGAATCATCACACCGGCCAACACGGCATCCACAAAATGGGCATGCGACCGTGGGAGAATGAATTTGGCGATCAGGAACATTTGCTGAACATCACCAATTTCAAAATGAAAATGCTATTAGAAATTCAAAAAAATGGACACTTGAATTTCGACGATTTTGCTCAACAACAAGAGTAAAATCAACAACTTACTTGACATATAGTCCTCCTTTTGATATACTATGGATGTTTTGTTGGAAAACATTGCTAATCAAATTCCGGCCCTGATAAAGGGGCAAAAACTGAAGCTGTGTCCGTTTGAGCAGCAGGTAGTCTGGAATTACGCAAAGGCGTTACAGAGGGCTACAGCAGGCCAGCAAGACTTTGCCGCGAAGATTGAGAATCAACTCCGGACTAATACGATGTCGTTTGGTGCTGAAATGGCGTTTTGCCGGATGGCGAACATCTTCCCAAGATTTGAGTTGTATCCGGGGCAGTGGGATTGCGTCGCCCCAGACGGCAGGCTGATTGATGTGAAGCACGCAGAAGAACATCACAAAAACCTAATCTGCCGGGTTGGATCAAATTCTGCGGCGGAACTTTTTGTACTGATGACTGGAGAGTTTCCAGAATTCACTTACCGTGGAATGGCCACACGCGCTGAATTGCACGAAGAAATCATGGAGGGAAACTATGGCAAGCCAGCCTACTTCCGACACCAAGACAAACTGCACGACAACCTGCTGGGATAACGAATGCCAATCAACTCAAGAGCAAAAGGAAAGTCCGGTGAACTCGAAGTCGTCCACATCCTTCGTGAAGAGTTGGGACTTGAAGCAACCCGAAACCTTGACCAGTGGCGAGATGGCGGGTCTGACATTCTTGGCCTCGATGGCTGGGCAATCGAAGTTAAACGCGCTAAGACACCCAAGCTTTCCGAATGGTGGAACCAAAGTGTCCGTCAGGCTGGAACTACAAAATTCCCCGCACTCTGGTATAGACTTGACCGCAAATATTGGCGGGTTGTAATTCCGCTGCACTCCATCACCCATGATTTCGGACTCAATCTGGATCTGGAATGGACTGTGGAACTCAGCCCGGAAGCGTTCTGCGCAATTGCGCGTGAACACCTAGCGGAGAAAGAAAATGGAGCAGCCGACACCGACCACGGTAGGCCGACCCAGCAAGTACACTGAAGAACTGCTCACAAAAGCAGCAGGGTACGTCGCTTACGCCTACTCAGAAGACAAACTCCCCAGCATCGAAGGACTGGCTCTGTATATCGGAGTAAAACGGTCAACTATTTACGACTGGGCAAAACAACCTGAAAAGGAAGCGTTTTCGGACATTTTAGAAAACATCCTTGCCCATCAGGCTGAAGCCCTTATCAACAAAGGGCTGAGAGGCGAGTACAACTCAACGATCACCAAGTTGATCCTGACGAAGCACAACTACAGCGACAAACAAGAAATGGATCTGTCCAGTAGCGACGGAACCATGCGTCCTACAGTTATCGAACTGGTGGCTCCGTAATGGGAAAGGGGTCTAAGCCGCGTCCAATTCCGGACCGCAAACAGTACGAAGAAAACTGGGACCGCATTTTTGGGAAGAAAAAGCAGGATGAAAGCCCAGCTAAAAATCCCTCCTAAACTTATTCCGGTTTTCAACACACCAAACCTCCGCTACCGTGGAGCGTATGGAGGCCGAGGCAGCGCAAAGACACGAACCTTCGCCTTGATGACAGCCGTTCATGGCTATCGGGTCGGAGAATCAGGCGGAACAGGCCAGATCCTCTGTGGCCGTGAGTTTATGAACTCGCTGGACGATTCCTCACTGGAAGAAGTGAAGTCTGCAATCCGCTCAGTGCCGTGGCTGGAGGACTATTACGAGATCGGTGAGAAGTACATCCGCTCCAAGGATGGCCGTATCACCTACGTCTTTGCCGGTCTCCGCAGATCACTCGATGCCCTGAAGTCCAAAGCCAAACTGATACTGGCGTGGATTGACGAAGCCGAAACCGTCTCCGAGACCGCATGGCGAAAACTAATCCCAACCGTCCGCGAGCATGACTCCGAAATCTGGGTGACTTGGAACCCTGAATCCAAGGAATCAGCGACCCACAAACGCTTCCGTCAGGACCCGCCAGACAACTCCATCATTGTGGAGATGAACTGGCAGGACAACCCGTGGTTTCCGAGCGTGCTGGATCAAGAGCGCTTAGAAGACAAGAACAAGCGCCCGGACATCTACGATCATGTCTGGGGCGGCGACTTCCTTGTCCATGCTGAAGGCGCTTACTACGCCACTGAAATGCGGGAGGCCAAGGATCAGGGTCGTATTGACGTGGTGAACTACGAAACCTCATCTGGCGTGATTACCGCATGGGACTTGGGCATCGGAGACAGCACAGCTATCTGGTTTGCGCAGTTCATCGGTCCAGAAATTAGAATCATCGACTACTACGAATCCAGCGGCGTGGGCTTAGATCATTACGCCCGTGTGCTTCAGGAAAAAGGCTACACATACAAAGAACACATCCGGCCGCATGACGTGCGGGTGAAAGAACTGGGGTCAGGCAAGTCTCGACTGGAAACGCTCGACAGCCTCGGCGTCAGTCCAGTAACCATTGCCCCGCAGCTAATGGTGGATGACGGAATCCAAGCTGTCCGCTCCATGCTGAAGAACTGCTGGTTCGACGCAGAACGCTGCGAGCGAGGCATTGACGCATTACGCCAATACCACCGAGAATACGACGACAATGGAAAAGTATGGCGTAGCCGGCCCGCTCACGACTGGGCATCACACGGAGCAGATGCGTTCCGATATTTGGCGGTTGGCTACAGACCCGCCCAAACAAACTGGGGCGAACCCTTGCGAAGGGGGCTGAGAGGAATCGCATGACATGATCTTGGAAGGAATACTGAACGCATTTGCCCCGCAGAAACAGCGGACCCAATTCGACGGTTACTCCCAAGAAGAGATCGACAGAATTCGTGCGCTCGAAGCGCAACAGCAGGCTGCCCAAGCAGGGTATGGCCAGCAGCAGCAATTCTATTCAGCGCCGACCATGCCATTTTTTGGCGGCATCGACGCAACCAAAGTATCTGAACAAGACCTGATCGCAGCCGGCGAAGACTACAAGCGTTCCGTGCCTGCGGGTTATGCGTCCGTCCCCGGCCTGCTCGCTGATGTTGTAACAGCACCGCCAAAAGCTTTGTTTGATGTTGGCCTACGCGCAGCAGGCAAAGAGGATCTCGCAAGACAGATCGAATACTTCCCGCTGACGACTTCTTCGTACAATGCCGCACGACAGGCAATGGACCAGATTTACGGCGCTCCGGCTCCAGAAATGTCGCCCACTGCGCAGGATCTGGCGTTTGGAATGTCCTTGTATGGCGATCCGCTCGCCATCGGCGGCACAGGCGGCAGAGTTGCAAAAAATATCGCCACAAATATTCCCAAGATCGCTGAAACCACAAAACAAGTTCTAGGTCAGGGCAAGACTGCCGTCGAAAGCTTGCTGCAGCCGCCTGCTCCGGGCGAATTGCGCATGATGATTGGTCCTACTGGCGCTATTCGCAGAGAGGGCCAAGGCGCTGTTGAGCAGCGTCTGAGAACCGCAGAGCGCATGGAAGAGCAAGGCGCAGATCGTCTCGACATCTTCCGTGAAACCGGCATGCAGCGTTTCCCTGATGGAAAGTGGCGCTACGGCGAGATTGATGATGAGCCAGCAAAGCTGTTGAACATTGGTCGCGGCAACCCGACGCAGTTCCAAGCCAATTGGCTGGTGAAGAATGAAGGCATGGACCCGGCTATTGCCAGAGATCCAGCCAAAGTTGATGAGTTCATCCGCAACATGTCCAAGGATCGCTGGGACTTTTTGCGGAAGCAGATCCAAAACGATTGGGATTACGCCAACTTTTTGGGGCCGCACTCAAAGAGGCCGCTGTCCAAGCTTCTGGATCACCCGCAACTCTACGAAGCCTATCCCGGCCTCAAGAATGTAGACGTTGTGTACAACTCCGGCATGCAGCCGAACAGCGCCCATTTCGTAATCAACAAAGAACACCCGCGCGGCGCTATTTATTTTGGCACGCCGTCTGGCGGCGCAGAAAACTTTCGCCAAGTCCTGCTTCACGAAATCCAGCACTACATTCAGGGCGCTGACAGCCTTGGCTCTGGCGCTAATTACGGTCTTGAAATCAATCGACTCAAGGAATTTAGGACCGCAACAAAAGAAGAGATAAAAGATTACAAGCGAGGCATGGAAATCGCCAGAAACTGGCGGTCCGAATATCCGAAGGGATCAGATGACTGGAATGCTTGGGACCGAATTTACAAAGAAAACGAGCAGGCTAAGGAAGAAGCCTTGGGCATAATTCGCCCAATTCAAAAAGACCAAGAACTGAAAAGAAAAGCATTTGGCAATTACCAGCGTTCGTTTGGTGAAGCCGAAGCCAGAATGACCCAGCAAAGCGGCTTGCTGACGGGCCGTGAGCGTGGCGACATTCCTGCGTATGAAAGGTTTGACATGCCAGAGAGTGAGCAGCGCCCGTCTCTGCTGGATTTGCCGGGGTATTCCCGCGAAAACCCGATGGAAGCCGGCGTCATGGATTACGGCATGCGCCATCGTCCACCAGACCCCGAAGTAGGGAATACGCTAGACGACTTGTCGGCCATCTATCCAGAAGATTTGTATTCAGACAAAGGCTGGCACTATTACGGCCAAGGCGGCACTGAAAGCATAGCAATGGACAAGGCGTCTGCTGCAATCCTCAAGCGTTTGCGCGGCAATCCAAATGCAGAAGTGACGATTTATCGCGCCGTTCCAAAAGACGTAAATGAACTCAACGCTGGCGACTGGGTAACGATCAATCGGGAATACGCAAAACAGCACGGTGAAGGGCCGCTCAAGGGAGACTACAAAGTAATCTCCAAGAAAGTACGCGCATCCGAATTGACCACTGAAGGCAATTCCATACACGAGCAAGGGTATTTCCCCAATCGGCTGATGGACTTCCCAATGGAATCCGTCGCCTCTCCAAAAATTGGCAGCCCAAGCCGGGTCAATAAAGCAAAAACAGAGGTCCCCGGATTTCGCAGCTTATCCCGCGATATGACCCCGGAAGAACTTTCGATGGTCGAAGGAAATCCGCAGTGGCGGAAGATGACACAAAGCATTGTCGATACGTCAAAGACCCTGCCAAGCCCGTCTGAATATGCGGCTGTCGCCAAGGCTGGCGGCGTCAAGCGTGGATGGTATGCAGACAGCGAACAGGCAATTCGTCATATTTTTGACAACCCATCTGCGCCAGATGATCCGGAGCGTTTCACCGCGCTTCTGGCTGCCCTGTCCCCGCAAACTAGCGTGCAATCAAATCTGAAAAACGCGCTATCAACGTGGAACAACTGGATTAAGGCTGGCCGTCCGACCGACAAAGAAAAGATCCTTAAGATCATGGGCGAAAGCGTTGAGGGCGATAAGGGAATTGAATCTGTGCTGGACGCATGGAAAAACAACTCATTCCGCGCCCTAACCGCAAGAGACGCAAGAGACATGATGGGCGACGTTGGCCTGTCTGGTCCGAAAGTCCACAGCTTCATGCGCAATCTGGCCGGCGTTTCTGACGAAGTGACCAACGATGCGTGGATGTCAAAGCTGTCCGGCGTCAACCAAGAACTATTCAGTGGCGCAACCAAAAAAGGAAGAGGCTCCCGCTTTGTTGATGAATATGGTCCGCTGGGGGTGAAAGGTCCGGGCTACATGGCCCAGAACATCCTGACCCGTCGCGCAGCAAATCTGTTGGACTGGAAGCCTGCCGAAATTCAAGAGACCACATGGACGCTGGGCAAAACCCTGCTGGATCTTGCTACACAGCCTGAAGCTGTCAGAAAGTCTGTTCTTGGTGCTGGTCAGCGCGTCCCAGAAAACCTTCTTGGCCTCAGCCCAAGCAGTGCGGAAGATGTTCTGCGCAGCGGCGTATTGTCAGATGAGATCTTGTACACGACCCCGGCATTTGGCGACCTGATGAAACAGAATCCGTACCGCAACATACTTGGAGAAGGCGGGTATTCTGCCGAAGGATTCAGTTTGCCGTCTCCGCAAATGTCTACCCCGTATGAACGTCTTGGCGTCTCTGCGGCGGAACTTGAGCGGACTACGGAGGGCAAGAACCTGATTCGTGCATCTAAGCGCCTTGACGCTGTACAGCGCCGGTCTGATGCCATATCTGCGGTAGACGCAGCCCGCAAGGCAATGGAATCTGCGTCAACGCCAAAAGAAGTGAAGGCCGCTCAAAAGATGATGCGCGACGCACAAAGGGCGCTTATAAAATCGTCCAAGGAATTGAAAAACATGACTTTCGAGCCTGAGTACAGAGGACTTCTGGCAAAATGAAAACCATGTATTATTTGCGGGTAGGAACTTAATCAAGGGCCGAAAATGGCAATTACAAATTACGCAAACCTCCAGACCGCTGTTGCTGATTTCCTGAATCGCGACGACCTGACGAGCGTTATTCCGACCTTTATCCAGTTGGCGGAAGCCCAAATGAACCGGGACATTCGCCATTGGAAAATGGAGACCCGCTCTAGCGGTCAGCAGACGGCTGGCGATCAATATATGCAGATTCCTGCAGATTGGCTGGAGACCATTCGCTTCCATGTGACTGGCGCAGGAACAAGCCCGCTGGATTTGATCTCACGCGCTGCAATGCAGGACAAGCGTGCTGGCGCTAACGACACAAGCGGAACCCCGGCGTATTACTGCCACGCAGACAGCCAATTTGAACTGTATCCGACCCCAAATGCGGACACCGATGTCGAATTGCTGTATGTGGCCAAGATTCCGGATCTGGCGACGAATTCCACGAACTGGCTGCTCGAAGATGCGCCAGATGCGTACCTGTATGGCTCTCTCTTGCATTCATCACCATATTTGCAGGAAGATGCTCGCGTGGCCGTCTGGGCGCAGATGTATTCTGCGTCGGTGGCCAGATTAAATGAAGCGTCCGAAAAGGCGCGTTACTCTGGCTCCGGCCTGACACTCAAAGTAAGGGGATTGGGATGAGTTTTTCCAACTATCTTGAAACAAAGATTCTTGACCATGTATTTGGCGGTACTGCCTACACCGCTCCGGGTACTTTGTATCTGGCGCTGTTCACTGCAGTTTCTAGTGGCGAAACCGGCTCTGTAACCGAAGTTTCCGGCACTGCATATGTTCGCAAGAGCGTAGCTTTCACCACTTCCGGAGACACCACTAGCAACACCGCAGCAGTCGAATTCGACACCGCTGGCTCCAACTGGGGTACGGTTACTCATGTAGGCATTTACGATGCTTCTTCTGCGGGCAACCTGATGGCATATGCCACTCTGTCCAGCAGCAAGACCATCGAATCTGGCGATGTTTTCCGTGTACCGGCAGGTGATCTCGACATCACGCTGAACTAATCTTTGACGCGAGGGGCCGATCATGGCGCTAGTAATTAAGGATCGCGTCAAGGAGACAACCACTACGACCGGGACTGGTACGCTCACGCTTGCCGGCGCGGCTAATGGTTTTCAGTCTTTTGCTGCGATTGGAGACGCAAACACCACTTACTACGCCATCACGGACTCTGCGACCGGCGATTGGGAAGTTGGACTCGGCACATACACGGCATCCGGAACTGCGCTGTCACGCGACACGATTCTGGCGTCCAGCAATAGCGGGTCTGCCGTATCTTTGGCGGCTGGCTCCAAGAATGTTTTTGCTACCTATCCGGCTGGCAAGGCTGCGTTCTTTGACGACATTCCGACCAACAACAACCAGCTAACTAACGGCGCTGGCTACATCACCGGCAATCAGACCATTACCCTGTCCGGGGATGCTTCCGGTTCCGGCACAACTTCGATTGCCGTGACTGTGGCGGATGACAGCCACAGCCATAGCACCAGCACACTTACTGGCCTTGGCGCTTTGGCTACGCTTTCAAGCGTCAATGCTGCAACCATCACCGACAACTCGGTGGGCGCTGCGGAATTGAATGTCACCGGCAACGGTACGACTGCTCAGTACCTGCGTTCTGATGGTGACGGCACCTTCACTTGGGAAACCCCGCCCGATACCAACACGACCTATTCGGCTGGCGCTGGTCTTGATCTGACAGGAACTACTTTTAGCGTTGAGTCCGATTTGCGTGGCGACGTGTTCTACATCGGGCGCGACACCAATGACTATATTGGCGTAGAGACAACCCAGATCAACTTTGTTTTGGATGGCAATACCGATGCGCGCCTGTACAACAATGGTGATTTTCACGCCGATGGCAATGTAATTGCATACTCAACCTCAATTTCAGACGCCAGACTCAAGAAAGATGTGAGCGTTGTTGAAAACGCTCTTGAAAAGGTCAACAAGTTGCGCGGGGTTGAATTCACATACACCTACGAAAACAAGCGTTCTGCTGGCGTAATTGCGCAAGAACTTGAGGCTGTACTTCCGCAGGCGGTTTCTGAGACTCACCTTGAACTCAAGACTGGCAGCAAGGACGATCAGTACAAAGTCGTTCAATACGACCAGATTCATGCCCTGTTGATTGAAGCGATTAAGGAATTGACAGATCGCGTCGAAGAACTGGAAGCGCAGGCGGGCTAACCGATGCTCGGCCTTGCTCCATTATCCGCAGCGACATACAGCGACTTAGGCTCTGCCATCCATCTTGGCGAGGCCACGGTCTCTGCCTCTGCGACTGTAAGCACAGGGCTTTCAGGAACAATTAAATCTGCAACAGCGACAGTATCTGTCGTTTCTGCTGTTACGGCATCTGCTCGCCGGGTTCCGGAAGGTTCCGCGCTGGTCAATGGCACATCCACCACAACCGTTGATACGACCGCAAACGGCGCAAGAGTGCGCGAAAGTAGCGCAACTTCATCTTCTGCGTCTGTGTTTACTTCTGTGGTTGTGCGCGTTCCAGAAGGCTCTGCAGCGGTATCAGCAGCAGCAAGCACAGTTGCAAATGCTGTGTTTTCAATTACTGTGGATGTATCGCTATCAGCAGCAGCAACATTTACAGCGGTTGCTGCAAAGACAACCAACACAAGCGCATCCGTATCTGCGGAATCTAGTACAGCAGCTATTGGCGTTCGTGTTTTTGACCATGCTGCGTCTGTGTCTGCTGAATCAACAATTTCAGCAAATGCGGTTGCAACATTTAATCCAAGCGCAACATCGGCAGGCGCATCGTCTATATCCGCAGCAGCCGGTTATGTATTACGCTCTGGCGCAGCAGTATCAATCACATCCGCTGTCGTGGTTATTGGCCGCGAGAAATGGGAAACTATTGCAGAGGCGTCCAGCACATGGACAGACATACCGCAGGGCGGTGAAACTTGGACGAAATTGGCCGCCTAAAAGGGGATTGAAATGGCAGACACTACGACCACAAATTATGGCTTCACGAAACCAGAGGTCGGCGCATCTCAGGATTCATGGGGTACAAAACTAAACGGCAACTGGGACGATGTTGATGCGGATCTGAAGGATCTTGAGGATACCAAGGCCGAAAAAGCGACCACGATCAGCGCCGGAACCGGCCTTACTGGCGGCGGTGATTTGTCTGCAAATCGCACCGTTACCCTTGCAGACACAGCAGTGACTCCGGGAACTTATGCTCCTGCAAATGTTACCGTTGACCAGCAGGGCCGAATCACTTCTGCATCAACCGCGACGGTTAATAACGCCAACTGGTCAGGCGAAGAACTTGCCGTAACCAATGGTGGGACTGGGGCTGCAAGTGCAGCAGCGGCTTTGTTGAACTTTGGCCTTACCGCCACTGCGTCAGAATTGAATCTTCTTGATGGGATTACAGCGATTCTTGACCAAGACAACATGGCCAGCAATAGCGCAACGGCTCTTGCCACACAGCAAAGTATTAAAGCTTATGTTGATGGCAAGGTTTCTGTCACGGCTGGCGCTTCGCTTTCTGTATCAAGTGGATCAGATTTCAGCATAACCACAGGAGCAAGCGGAAAGGCATTGATTGTTGGGTTTGGCAACAGATACGCAACATACGCAAACTTCGGGACATCAACTCTACAGCTTAGAAAGGCAAATTCTTCTGTTGCCTCTGCGACAGGCAGCACAATGGAATATGACAGCCGAGGATCTGATACAACGATTATTATTCCGTATGTGTTCAGCGGAAGCGCAAACACAACATATTCTGATTTTGATTTGTATTGGGCTAACTCAACAAATACTCAAAGGTTCCTCGGCTATTTCTACATCGGCTTCTAAAAGGGAAACGATATGTCCCTAATCCCACTCGCTCTCCCGCCCGGCGTCTATCGAAACGGTACGGAATATCAGCAGTCCAATCGTTGGCGAGAAACAAATCTTGTCCGTTGGCGTGATGGATCGTTGCGCCCGATTGGCGGATGGCGTACTCGTATTGCAACTGCCTTTAATGCCGCCCCAAGGGCAATGCTGACTTGGGAAGATTTCTCAAGCGACCTTCACATTGCCGCTGGTACTTATAACAAGCTGTATGCCGTAAGCGAATCCAACATTATTTACGACATTACGCCTTCTGGCCTGACGGCAGGAACGCTGGATGCCGAAATTGTTATTGGTTACGGCGGCGGCTTTTATGGTGACAGCTACTACGGCACTCCGCGTGTAAATAACACAGGTTATGGCGAGGCCACCACTTGGAGCCTTGATAACTGGGGCGAATACCTTGTGGCCTGTTCTGTAGCTGATGGCAAGCTATACGAATGGGATCTGAACACTTCTGGCGTTGCTGTACAAATCGCAAATTCTCCTGAAGATTGTCTCGGCCTACTGGTAACAGAAGAACGCTTCCTGTTTGCGCTTGGCGCTGGAGGCAACCCGCGAAAGATTGCGTGGTGCGACCGTGAAGACAACGCCACATGGACACCCGCTGCGACCAATGAAGCTGGTGACATTCAGTTGCAGACTTCCGGCAAGATCATGGCTGGAATCCGCGTGCAGGGCCGTGCATTCATCCTGACGGACCTTGATGCCCATATTGCTAACTATGTCGGCCCTCCGTATGTGTACGGCTTTGAACGTGTCGGCAACCATTGTGGGCTTATCGCAAGAAATGCTGCAGCGGCAGTAGATGAAGGCGTTTTCTGGATGGGAAGCGACGGGTTCTTCATGTTCAACGGCTCTACCGTATCCAAGATGCCGTGCGATGTTGCTGACTTTATTTTTGATGACATCAACTTTGTTCAGCGTTCAAAAATCTATGCGCTAGTTAATTCTGAGTTTGGTGAAATCTGGTGGTTTTACCCAGACGAAGCATCCAATGAAAACAGCAAGTATGTTTCCTACAACTATAAAGAAAACTACTGGATGCTTGGTGAGTTGTGTCGAACTGCTGGTGTAGACGCTGGCGTGTTCTCTTACCCGTTGGCCTCTTGCTCCTCTGGAAACCTGTTTGAGCATGAAGTTGGCCTGAACACAGACGGACGCTCAATTTATGCAGAAACCGGCCCGATCAGTCTTGGGAATGGCGATCAGGTTATGACTGTAAGCAGCCTGATTCCGGATGAAACCAATCAGGGCGATGTTGAGGTGACATTCAAGACTCGATTCCACCCGAATGACACGGAATACACGCACGGCCCATATCAGATGGCAAACCCAACATCTGTGCGCTTTACTGGCCGCCAAATTCGGATGCGTATTGAAGGCGCAAAACTAGCCGCTTGGCGAGCAGGCACAATGCGCATTGATGC